GTCGCCGTCAAGACCGCCAGGTGTAACAGGTGTTACACCTGCCGATGGCTGGGCCGGTTTGTCATTCTTTACCACAGCGCACCGGGGGCTACGGACGTCGGCGCTGCTTGTGACAGCGCCGACGTTTCTTTTGGGACCGCAACAAGGCTTTCTGCTGGGCGATCCATTCGTCAACTTCAGCATCATGGGCGAAGTCCGCCTTCAATTGGCGCTGATAACTGTCGCCCTGGAACTTGGACTTACTCTTGGTTGACATGGCTGCACCTTGTCTTGTGGTCCCTGGCCACTGGTACGACCCCTGTTCGATGCTTTCGGCACCTGGGGGCTTTCGCAGCAGCCCTGGCAGGGGTTATGCCCTGCCTCAGTCCTTGTCGCTGTACTCGCTTCAGGGGACATGCCCCTTGCCTTGGCTCTCGGCGGACTGGATGCCGTTTCCCGCAAACCTGGCGTGTCCTTACCATGGCGAGCCCTGGGGCCAGGGGGTCGCATGAGCAAGAAACGCCAGACGGTGACCATGCCACCCTGCTACGGGTGGGCCTGCATCGGAAGAGAAGCCAGATTTTTTGTGCAGGTTGCCATTGTCACCGACCGTTGGTCAGCCTAGAATTGGGTTAGCTTTAAAGCTAACCTGATTCAGCCGTGGATCACACAGCAACCCCAAGTTTGCATCTTGGGGTTGCTGGCGTTTTGTGCCCTTGGTTTCCATCCACACCTGGCTGGGCAGCCAGGGAGCAACAATCACTCAGGCGATCCATCCTTTCTACGCCTATTCCCGGTCGCCTGTCAAGACACGCCTTCCTGCACCACTCTACTCCAGGTGTAACACCTGTAACACCTGCTCTGAAACATCAGCTTTGGAGTAATTCCCGAACGCTCTCGGGGACATTCCACAGTAAGCGTTGTCCGCGACAGGGAATCGGCTTCCGCAAAACCTGGAGGGTGACCGGATCAAAGACCCAACCCCAGCGCCCATACCCGTAGGAGCCGAACAGTGACTCCTGTGCATTGGGCGCCTCTGGCATGAGCCGGCAGTCTACCAAATCGACCACGGCCAGAATGCAACCCAGGCGCTCTGTCCATGGCGGCGATTCAAACAGAATGCGCTGGCATTCAAGGCGCAGAAACTGGAGTCCCCAGCACTTCTTCAGATTGTCCCTGGCCTCTTCAATGTCATCCATCACGTCATGGTCCCATTTCTTGGCCGCGTGAATGGCAACGGGGCCGCGGTAACTGGTGCCCCAGGATCGCGTTTCGATGGTTTTAACTGAGCTAGCAATCAGGGTAGCGTAGGGTTCCCACAGCGTTAATCCCTTCATGTATCATCCTCCGGGCTGGTCCGCAATACCTGCGCGATGCGCCTGTCGCCAAAGTCCTGGGGTTGCAACTGCTGTTGCTGTTCGGGCCTGGCCTGTTCGCCCTGGTGCGCGATGCCCAGGCGGATGGTGGGAGTGCAGAGGGCGCATGCCTGGGTCGGCTCGTCCTGTTCCAGACGCCGCAGATGCACGCTCTCCCGGTCCACCAGCACATCCTGGGGTGCCGCCACGGCCAGGCGCACGCTCCCGTTCTGGCAGGCGACCGCTTTGATAACGCACATACCGCCACCGATGATGAGGCGCTGACCTTCCCGGAGCGTCAGGATCAGCATGGGTCCATTCTCCTCTGGGTGAAAGTGCTAATTAGCGTATCCGGCAACGTGCCGGCCGCACTGGTCAGCTTAACGGGCTAAAGCCAGGCGTGCCATGTCTTTGTGATGAAGGTTAGAAGAAAACCAGGCTGGGCCGGTGAACCAGGTCAGGTCACAGGAAACTGCCTGATTGAGCAATCTGGCGACGTGCCAGCCCGCCTTCCCACACCGGCCCGGCCATGGTGGCTCTTGACTCACCCTCCCCGCCAGGTGTAACAGGTGTTACACCTGCTCCGATTCACACCTCATCAGTAACGGCAACCGTGTCATCCTCCCCATTCTTTTCTTCCAGGCCATCGAACAGGGTCTTGCTGGACTCGGCATGCTCTTTCACGGCTCGCTTGAGGTTAGCGACAGCCGTTCTGTGGTACTCTTCCTTGAGTTCGATTCCAAAGAACCTTCTGCCATGCTTCAGAGCCATGTAGCCTTCGCTGCCAATACCGGCGAAGGGAGAAAAGACCGTCTCGCCAGGATTGGTGTACAGTTTCACCACCCGGCGAATGATCTCCAGTTGGAGGGGAGCAATGTGCTTGGTATCCCCTTCCCCCTTGGTGCCCTTGACGTTCAGCGTCTCTGTCTCGGGCACGTCGTTCCAGCACGGTTCGGCCCAGGCAATCCAGTCATTGCGGGAGACCTCACCCTTGTTATTCACCGGCACGGCATTGTCTCCAGGCGCCCTGAACTTCAGCAAGTAATCAGACAGGCTGCCACGCGAGATGCTTCTGTCGGTCTCCAGTCCCTGGAACTTCAGCTCCCACTTCCTGGTACGGATGGCCTGGGCCTGCGGATTGCGCCGCACCAGCCAATCGTAGTCGTACACGAACCCAGCCCGCTCGGCCAGCTTGATGTTCAGACCACGGAAGTCATAGAGTCCTTCTTCGCCATCGCGCTTCCTCTTGCCGATCTGGGTGACGTGGACAATCACCACCCGGCCCGGCTTCATCACGCGCACAAGCTGGTGGTAGAAAAACGACATGTGCAGGCCAGCGTCCCCTTGCAGGTTCTCGCTGTTGCCGATGTCGCCCACCTCACTGGTGTAGGAAAACACCGCTGGAAAGGGCGGCGAGAAGACCGCCATGTCAAAGCATGCCGGCGGCAGCTTGGCCATCTCCAGGATGCAATCTCCCCGCAACATCTTCCATTCAGGTACCGAAGTCATAGCAGGTCTCCCGAAATAGCCTGGCCTGTTCATCGCAGTCATGCTGCACCATCTTGGCCTTGCGCAGCACGGTGTCCACCATGGGACGCTCCAGTTCCGTAACGGGAATGTGGGCATTTAGCTCCCGCGTGGAGCCAACACGGTTGGAACGCTTTAGTGCCTGGATGAAGTCCTCATAACTGTCCTGACAGGTCGAAAAGACGTGCCTGGTGGCTACTTGCAGGTTCAGGCCGAAGCCCAGCACATCCGGCTTGGAGATCATGATTATCTTCCTACCTGACTTGAAGTCGGCTATGAGCCTTTCCCTGGCCTCATAGGGCGTCTTGCCCTGGATGCTCACGGCATCGGGAAAGGTGTTCTCCAGACCGTCTTGCTCGTCGTTGTACTTGCACCAAATAATGCTTGATTCATCCGGCCAGGAAGCAACCAGGCTGCGTATAAAGTCTGGTTTCTTGCTCGCCACCTTGCCGTTGTTGGTATAGCCCTTGGCCAGTCTCGCCAGGGTAGCGCGGGAAGTAATGCCCCCTGGCGTGCCGTACATGTCTCCACCAGCAAGCATGGCCATCTGCACCTGTTCCTGGGTTAGCGGCACGTCATGGATATGCACCTTGATGGGCGGAATGCTGGTGGCGTTGTCCTTCCAGCCGTACACCCCTGGGTTGGACACAAAGATGCACCAGTGGCTCAGTGCCAGGTAAAACGGCCGCAAGGCATGAGGCTTGAGTTCCCATCTTTCCTGGGTCTGTCCCCGGTTCACGAAGAACCGGGACAGGAAGGAATTGATGGTCGGGAACTCGTCCAGCAACACGGCATGGTTGGCATACTCGATGCGGTCATTGGGGGCCGGCGTGCCAGTAAGACATAGCTTCCAGTCCAGGCCCTTGCCCATTTCAATCAGGCGCTTGCCCCATCGCCCGTAGTGAGACTTGAGCATGCTGGACTCGTCCAGGATCAGACAACCCAGGCGGCCTGGCTTGATTTTATCCGTGATGGCTTCATAGTTGGTAATGCCTATCTTGCCGCCCTTGGGGTCCGAAAGAAAGGCATTGAGATACTTGGCTCGCACCTGTAAGACAGGCACGTCATCCCCATAGAATCTTTCGTATTCTTCCATGCTTTGCCTGACCACCATGAGAGGTGAGACCACCAGCACGCACTTCCCGGCCGGCAGAAGCTCGGCGACGTGGCGGGCATACTCCCAGAAGATCAGGGTCTTGCCATAGCCTGGGTCCAGGAACACGGCAAACTTTCGCTTGCGAATGGCCAGGCGCGAAATATCCCTTTGGTAGTCAAACAGACAGGGGAGGGGAGTATATGTGCCAGGGGCGACCTCCGGGGCCGGCAGACCCAATCTGCCGGCGTATTCGTCTGGGAACTCCACTGTCTTGCGGCGCACGGAATAGATTGGCAAGGCCTTCACCTTGAGAAACATGGCATAGTCGGTTGGATTGTCTGGCCGTAAGGTGATCTTCATTGCTTCCCTTGCTGTCTGGTTTTCTTGCCATTTCCCCAGGTGTAACACCTGTTACACCTGCTCACTGGGGCCTGGATTGATCCCGGATTTGCTTGAGCAAATTATTGACGCTGGTCATGTCCTCACCCCTGGGCCGCGATTTGCCCAAGTTCAGCACGCCACCCGGTACGTCCAGGTCCAGAGGCTCCGTGTTAGCCAGCCACTCTTGGGGGATGCCGTCCAGGCCGACCAGAGGCGCCAGCACCCCGCCCACGATGGCGCAGATGGTGTCCGAGTCGCCGCCCACGCTGCCAGCGCACAGGAGGGCACGCTTGAAATCCCCCATGCCATGCCATGCGCACCACAGGGCAAAGGGCACCGTGGTATGCGCTAGCACGGGCGCACCGTTACCCAGCGCGAGCGCTGCCGCCATGGGTCCGAGAGATCCCTCACACAGGTGACAGCGCGCCGTCTCTATGCCTTCGCGCACCAGTCCAGATGGAGTTCGGTTGGCCACATAAGGGATAAAGACACTCTCCCGATCCTGGCTCATGTGACGCTGACCCTTCTCACCCTGGAGGGCACACCACTGCGCCGCGTAGGCCACGGCAATGGCGCCGGCAATGCCCTCTGGATGCTGATGGGTCAGCATGGCCGTCAACCTGGCTTCGCTCTCTACCAGGTCGGCCCGGTCGGCATAGAACGCTCCCAGTGGCGCTACCCGCATGGCGGCACC